TGCACCTGCATCTGATGCAGTATCAAATTCCATTGCCAGGTTTACAGTAGTAGTTAATTGCGGATTGTAATTACTATCAACTGACATTACAAGTAGATTAGGATTTGCTTGTTGGTAAATTACGAATTTCATTTTATTTGTTTTAATCGTTCTATAATACTTTCAATTTCTTTTAGTTTCTTAGTCTTTTTTTCAATACTAATCCTTAAATCTTCATACTCATTCAAAAGTACTTCCATCTCTAATTCCTGATAGGCTTTACCGTCTTTAATACTTAAATTCATAGCTGAATAAATTTTAACATTTTGACAAAGATAAATAAATTTGAACCATTTATTGAAGCTTCTTGCAAAGTCATTTGTGACTTAACACCGTTCACGTTTTTATGTAGGTAAATTGTAATGTAACTCAACCCAACCGATGCCCCACAAGTAACGTTTAATTGTGATCCTGAATAAGTTTCATCAATCACCGTTGATGCACTCACTACTTTGTCGTAAGTTTTACCGTAGTGTACCATTAAATTATTACTGCAATGGCTTAGTTTATACGGTTTATGCCCTAAATCATTGAGCAATGACCATACACTATTGCTACACCTTGCAACCCCTGCAATGTTATCAATGCCCGTTATGACCTTTGTATCAAAGTCAAATAGTTCATCATCATAATCAAGGGCATATCGTGAACGCCTATAAGGGATTTCATAAAAAGCGTTGGTACTCTTTGCCATGATTTCAATTTTACCCAAATCAGTCATTAGATACACCTGGCCGGCTGTTAATTGGTTTGCTTGTTTCATTGCTTGCAAGTCTGACCACGTTGTAACGTATTGACCAAATGATAAGAAAGGGAATAATATTAAGAGTAGTGTTTTCATTGTTAGTTTATTGATCGTGAACATTCGAGCCAGTTAGTGCCATCATAGATAAGCGTTAATACATCGTTTGCGGTTGCTGAAAAGTCAACACCACCGTTTAGTAGCATCTTCGCTGTATTCGCACCACCCGCTGTATTGTTTTTAACAGTTGGCGTTGATGCAAAGATTAAAATAATGATGCTACCTGCCTGCCAATTCGTAGTAGTAATGGCATTAATGGTAGTGGTTCCCGTTATTGAGAATGAATTACCTGCACTACCCAACGTTAAATCCCCTGCACTCGCTACGTTTGCCCCTTTTGATAGTTGCACCCTTGCTGTATGAATAGTATTGCCACCCGCTTGTATTGTAGTTCTTAAAGTATTGTTTGAGTAAAATCTAAGGTCTGCACTTGCTTGGGTGCCTATTGACATTCCACCGCTTATATTCGTTCCCGTAGTAAGTACCCCTGCATCTTGTACGTTTGTACCTGATGTAGTGAACCCCGTTCCTAAGCAGTACATTCTAATTGCATCCGTTGAAGCGGCGGCGTTACGAACTTCTATTGAACTCCAATCTCCCGTTCCCGACCCCGTATTGATTACCGAAAATAAACGTTGACCCGTTAGTGAGCCATCACCTAATTGCACCGTACCACCTAATGGATTCATAAAGATATTAGACGATGCCCCGTTACTCCTTGCTTGTATTCCCGTTGAAGTTGAATAAAGTCCAATAGCAAGATTAACGCCTGATGCCTCATTTCCCGCTGTTAGTGCGTGGTTTGTAGATGATAATGATAATGCGTTTGCTGACTTGGCGAATATCGTACCGTTTAGGGTTGTACCTGTGTTTATAGACCCTGTTGCTAATGCCCCCCAAATCTTAGCATTTACTGTAGAATTATTACCAATTACAGTTGTATTTGAACCCAAGCCTACAGCATCATGACCTATTACTATTTGGTTAATCTGGTTGTTTGCAAATGCCTTAGCATTATAACCTATAAAAATAGAATTATCGGCAAGATTCATACTTCCACCAGAATGATTTTGACCTGCGTTAGAACCTAATGCTACATTATAATTGCCAACAACACTATTTAATGCTTGAAAACCTAATCCTGAATTTCTTATACCTGCCCCAATGGAATACAATGCCGACCCTCCTACGGCTGTATTATACCCACCTGTTGCAGAATATAAAGCCGTTTGCCCAAATGCAGAATTGTATAAACTTGTTGAGTTTGAATATAGTGATTGAGAGCCAAAAGCAGTATTGTAACTGCCACTTGTATTGCCAAACATCGTTGTATATCCAAATGCAGAATTATGAAAAGCAAATCCAGACAATTGTGTTATCGTACTTTCTCCAAAATTTGTATTTGTCGCATAATCCAATTTACCATTACACCATACAGTTTTATCTGTATTATTATATTCTAACTGTGGTGGTATTCCAGAAGATGTTTGCCAAGTTGCTGTGGTGCTACTTGTTGCTGTTAACACCTGTCCTGATGTTGGTGCTGTTGCAGAAGATACATTTACCGTAGTTGTTGCTGATTTTAAAGCATTTGTTATTCCAGAAGTTAAACCTGATGCTGTACCCGTTATATTTGTACCTACCAATGTTGAAGGGGTACCTAAATTTGGTGTGACTAAAGTAGGTGAGGTGCTAAATACTAAGTTCGTTGTAGTCGTTCCCGTTGTACCCGTTGCTGATGATAGGTAATTTAATTGAGTTCCCGTTGATGTTACCGATGTTGCGCCTAATGTGAATGGGGTTGGAAATGTAATAGTACCCCCAAATGTAGAAGGTGCCGAACCCGTAACAATGGATTTACCTATACTGTTTGTTGTTTCAATTGCCCGATAATCTGCGGCGGTTGTTACAACCGGATTAAGGTAAATACCCCTTGTTATTCCACTTCCACCGCCTGACTGCGTTATCGTTCCACTCATCCAATACCCTTTCCAATCACTTGCACCCGTTGAAGTAAACCCTGCATCGTTATGTATACCATGATACGAACCTACATTGATGGACTGTGTACCTGCAATATCAATAGTTCCATCTGTAACGGTTAATGAACTATCAACGGTTAATTGCCCCTTATTGGATAGAAACATGGGGTTATTTTCGGGTGCATTATTTATTGATGCTGAAAATATTAAGTTCCCTATTGGATTTGTTACCCCTGAACCTGGATTTGTGTAAATGTTAAACCTTACCGACTGACTTGCCCCTGAAAAAGTCGCCCAACCTTGACCCTCTAAAAGTAATCCAGGTGATACTTGCTGATTTGCTAAAGCTGACCCCGTTGCAGGTGAATAGTTGACCATGTGTAAACCGTTGCTATATGGTGCCGTACCTCCTATTCCATTACTTAATAGCTTGACTGCAATTGTACTAAGATGCAACGCCGAATTTACCCCATTCCTTTGCACTGTATCAAGTGTTGAGCTCATTGTGGTATTAGTCGTTAGGGCGTTTGTATCAGTACCACCGCCAACCCCCGCCAATGAATCGCTTAACATCGTAGGGGTAACATAGATGATACCGCTGTCAATGGTCATAACTCTAGCACTATCAAATTCAATATTACCATAAGGACTTACTAAGTATGTTTCTATTTGCGCTGATGCAAAGCATGGCAATAAAAGTAAAATTAAAAGTATCTTTTTCATTAATTCAATGGGTTATATTTAGTTATTATTTTTGATGATGCCTTAGGCGCAGGACTTATTGAGTACGTTGTAAGTGTCAATTCCGTAATCCTTGTAGGATGTGTCAAAGTACCGTCAATAAAACAGTCTATCGAACCGCTTATATACTTGTTTGCAGTAGTTACAACGCCCGTTCCCGCATTGTATGAATCCTCACTAAACTTAATTATTGAGTAAATATTTTCGTATGCTTGTGATCTTGCCATTATGGTACTCTTGAAGGTGGTGTAGTTCCAAAATTTTGTTTATACCATGATACTTCCATGTAAACATTTCCGTTATCATCAATGATACAAGGGTTTTGGTCATTTAGCAAAACTTCAACATCATAAACAAAGGTGCTTTCATCCGTTGAAGTTGGTACTACCGTAGCACTACCTAATTGAAACACTGCACCCACTGTAAGAACGGGCGCGTAACATAGGTACTGTTTTGATGAGTAAAGTAGGGTTATATTCGTAACCGTTGAAGGGATTATTTTTTGTATCATTGTAAATTGATTTTTTGAGTTGTTTTAGGCGTTTGTTCACGTTGAGTAAGCATAGTAGCATAGAATGACAAACCGCCAAATAAGCAATAAAGGAATGACCATAATAGCCAATGTAAGTGTATTGGTGCCATGTAAATAAGCACAATAAACGCAACATCTGCAAATCTTTGTATTGTACATACTTCGCACCCACCTATTGACTTATAGGCAAAGATAGCCAAAGGATTTTTTTTATCCTGAAGATAAACAATAGGCTTTTGCATGAAGGAAAATAATTGCCCTTTACGAATTAAATAAAGGTACAATTTAGCAAGTCCATTGCTTGCAAATGCGAACAGTGCGAATAGTAAAATTAGGATATACATCTTGTTCTTAAAATTGAAAAGTTATTAATAAATACGCCCGTTGATAGTTGGTATCTACTGATAACCTGGCTACCTACGTTTTGTAATGATGATAATAATTGACCCGTTTCGTTGTAAAGTATTACCGCGCCAGCGTATGTTTCTGCGTTAACTTCAATGCCATAAATACTAATGTCACTTTTATTGATAATATACCCTGATGTTATCTCGGCAGTATCATCAACATCATTCGTATAATCGGGGTATAAATCACAAGTTAAAGCCACTGCAATTTCAACTGTTCTATTTTTCTGATAATCAACTACTACACCGCTTGCAACCTCGTACCAAAACATACTGTAAGCGGTACTATACGCCTCATAAACAAAGCCATAATAAACCCCGTCTGCTAAACTTGATACATCATGCGATAACTCAGTAACGAAACCAAACGCTTCAAGTGGTGAACCGTCACCCCATTGCACACTATACGCGGCGGTTGGTGCTATTTGTGATTCTAAATCTATAAATGTTGCGCTTGTTAAGTCAACATAAAAGTTAACCCCATCAACTCTACAATTTATTTCCTCAATAACGCTTAAATACGATACTTCTCTACCATTAGGACAGTCACTCGATACACATGATTCAATATCAATTAACTGACCTGCGCATGGGAATATTTTAATCTTATAACACCCAAGATTTACACCCGATATTCGGTTAATCAGTTCAAAGGTATAAAAGTAATCTTCATTGAAAGTTGAAAGGTCGATGATAGGCTGACCCGTATTCGTCACCTCCGTTACTAACTGTTTTCTAAAGGCACCGTTAAAGGCATAGCTAATATAAATATCATTAGCAACATATCCAGTTAATGATGATATTGTGACTGTTTGACATGAATCAAAACATCCTAAATCGGTGGGGTTTGAACAACAACTCATTTTAGCAATTGCAGGGGTTTAGTGAACAATCTTTTGGTGTGACAATATCAATAATTTCAAAATCAACTGATACTATTGTCATCTCTTTTCGGGTTAAGTTTTTGCCCGTTTCTTCTTTAAATACCGTTGTAGCTTCAGTTTGTGAATCGGTTACAAAGTGTCGTTTAGCTGTGATACCGTTTATCAGCATTTTAAGCAATACGTCCGCGTTACCTTCGACCATTACCGCCACTATTCTACATGGCATTGTTTTTTTATAATAAGCTACCCTAACACCTCTTTTCATTGGATCATAAGTAGCGGTTTTTAATTCTCGTATATAAAAGTAATTTCCTTTAGTGTCCTCAATACCTGCATATAGTTGTTTGTCCTCATCAAGTAGAATATCACTATCTTGCAACTTAACAACATTCGCATAACCCGCGTTAAATTGTGGGTATTTGCTAAGTAAATATGTTTTTATGTCATTAAGGCTTTGCATATTTTTCTATTATTTGTTTTGTTTCATTTTGTAATTCTAATTTTATAAATTCTTGTTCATTTGTTGTTAGGCTTAAAAAATCACCAAACCTTTCTGAGTTCCCAAGTAGCTTTTTTGATTCCTTTAAATCAGTGGTACCGTATAATGTTGCGTTACCTGATTTGACTACATTTAACCCTCTTTCTGCACTCCCTGAAAACTTTATATCTACATACTCCGTTTGCCTGCCTTGAATATCTCTAAACTCTGTATATCCGCCTTGAAGATACATTGTTTTTCTATCTTTACCATTTTCTAACTTTCCTTTTTTGTTTTTACCTTGTTGCTTAAATGCTGATTTTCTTATAAACAACTCTTTTGAATAATACCCCTCTTTACTACTATACTCACCTATTTTTTGCCCTTCACTATTCAACCCATCACCAAATATCCGTTGCTTGTGTTGCGCTTGCAATTCGGTCATAACTGATACGCTAATAATATCGGGCATTTGGCTATCTAATTGCTTTACCACACCCTCAAGCATTACCGAGAACTCTTCAAATTCATTAGACATTTGTTTTTATTTGAACTCCACCACAATCAATACATTTACACCCACCGTCTTTACTTACTAAGTAATTACGCAACCCCGCGAAGGCATTAGCCATGTAATTACGATACGATTCAAAACCTGCTGATGCTTGCTGTTTTAATTCCTCACCTTTGAAAATCGTTAAATAATTCATTCGGTTACTCTTTGTCATTTCATCATAAAACATTGCACCCGCTAACTCATACGCCGCTTGCCCTATCATATTATCAGATGCCATGTCGCAAACCAAACGACTAAGGTCACACTTCACCAAAATATCAACCTCAATACCGTATGCCTCTAATTTATCAATGGATCCATTGTTAATACCGTAAACAATAACAGCGTCACTTATGGCAGTATTACCACATCCTATTCCACACATTGGTTTGTTTGAATACACGCTTATGTTTGATGGCAATGTAACGCGAACTTCATCACCTCGTATTGCTAACTCTATCTCGTATTCTTGCTCAACACCCGCCACAAGTGCAATGGGTATAGGATATGCAATTCCCGCATTAACATCATTGATAGTAAGCACACTATCACCCGTATAATTTGCAAGTATTCTAACACGCGGGATAAATAGCTTATACAAATCGCACATGATATGCTTTTTTTGAAAGTATAAACCACGTTGCTCACTTGCTGAACCACTTGCAATAGTTGATAATGGTTGGTTGTAGTTACCACTTTTCCAAATGCTTTTTTTAACCGTATTTACTATATATTCATTATTGATATATGATAGCAAATCATTGTTAAGTCGCATCATTGCACGTCTTACAAGGTCTTTTAAATACTCATACCCCGTAATGGTTTTTTCATCAGCTATGTTTGATGCTGACTGTAAACTTATTCCAGGATAATCAGTAATATAATAACCGCTTAGCGTGGTTGGCAGTGTATTACTACAAGGGTCTTTTACGCCTATTATGTTTGATAAACAACTCATTTGATAAAAAAATTAAAAAGGGGTTTTTACGCCCCTTTTATTAATAATTAGGCTACTACGGGTGCTTCTAAGCAATTAACGGGGATAGTAGGACAGATGTCATACTTAATGATTCCGTTAAAACAAGATTCTTTACAACCCATCAAATCAAGTATCACTACTTTGTAATAGGTATCAAGTTTCCATTTGAAAGACTTACACGCCGCATCGTAAATGATGTCAAAGTCAAACATCATACCACTTGCAGGGTCTGCCAATACAGTGTGCATGTAGGTTGAGTTATCTGTGTTAACTAATTTCATTGGATCAACACTGTTAATAGTCATGCCGCCGCTACGGGTTGCAAAAATCCCAACATTAGCACTCCATGAGATTACATTTACCAATTGAGGCAAAATTGCAAACATCACTTCATTACCTGGTGTAGTTGGTGCTGTATTGGTAGCGTTGATGTTTTTATCGTAGTAGGCACCTGAGAAAGTGTCGATAGTGTCAACACGTTGACCGTATTGATTTCCTGCACCGTTACTAATACCATTTACATACTTCAACAACTGTCGATTACCAAGCAAGATAGGTGAACCATCAAATCCAGCATCCATGAAGTCCGCGCTAATATCAACATCCGTATTGAATACGGGCGCACCGTTCACATCAATTAATGATATTGTACGGGTTGTTGTTGTACCGTCGATACATCCTGATGCTGCTTCAGTATTGATAGCAAGTAAAACCGCTAAGCCAACATCTGCTTTCAACTGTTTCATTTTCTGTGAAGCTTGGTGGCTCATAACTTCCACCACTTCCAACTGTCCTAAATCTCTAAATTGAGAAACGTCCGCTTTTATCCAACCACTTGACAAGTACTCAAAGCCACTAAACGCAACGCATGATGTCATTTCAGTTGCCGCGCCTGCATCGGTACATACAACTGAAGATACATTTGCGGTACAAACTGCAACGGGATAAGTAATTGAATATTGTGTGTTTTTGCCATTTGGTCTACCTATCATTTCGACTTGCAGTTTTGCACCATTGGCAGGTGAGAATACGAAGTCTAACACGCCTACATGAGGATTCCATGCGCCACGTTCGTAAAGGTCAAATATTTTAGCCTGCACTTGTGCAGAGCAATTATTTAATGCCATTTTAAATTAAGTTTAATTGTTAATAAAATTGTTTTCAATTCACTTAAATAGGCAGAATTAACTCCAAAAAGAAAAAATGAGTGTAAGCCTTTAAGTAGGCAGGCTTACAAGCCAAAGTTTGTTTTTGTTTGTGACAGTTACCCACTGTCAAGGGTTGCAAGTATCTTTTAAGCGGTTGCAGCCTCTAATGCGGCTAACATAGCGCTTGCGTTTTCTGATATTTTTGGTTTATTGTCATCTTTGTTTTCGTCACGTCTATTCGTTTCGATTTTCTTTACACCAGGTGATTGTGCCACTGGTAATTCATACTCTTTAGCTATGTCACTTACCAACCCTTCAAAAGTTTGTAATTCAGTTGCATTTTTCTTTAATGGTATTGCATTATCAAGTACATCATGTAATGAAATATCATCTTCACCCTTTAAAGATAAATGAGCTTTTTCGCTGATGGCATTGCTGATAAGTTTCGCGGCTTTTGCGGGTGGCATATTTGTGTACTTAGGCAATATTGAGATAAGTTTATCATTTAAAACCGCTTTCAATTTAACCGCCGATATACCACTTGCCAAGTCTTTTTCAAACTTAGCTTGCATTTCGTTCATCTTCGTTTCATACTCACTAACTTTCCCATTTGCCAAGTCTAACATTTTTTGCAATTCTGGTTCACTTTTACCCGTCTTTTCGCTTATCTTTTCTTTTATAAGTTTCATTGCCGCGTTAATCGTTTTGCCCTCATTTGCAGGGTCTTTCATAACATCCTCAATTTCCTTGTTACTAAGGATATTACCAAAAGTTTCATTTGCAATATTCAAAGCTTCTTTCATTCCTTTGCCTTTTGATGCGTGGCGTTCATCTTTTATTTTGGCGTTAAATTCAGCCTCTAAAAATGGTTTTGCGTACCCTTGTGCTTTGGTAAGCAATGTATCAATGATTTCATCGCTATCATCATCGGCATTGATTTTAGCAAGTACCTCATCTACGTTTTCGATGTTAAGTTTTTCAAGTAGTTTTTTAAGTTTTTTTGACATATATTTTTTTTTATTTATTGGTTACAATTTTGGCAGTTTGTAGTTGTTTTGTTTTTTGATCTTGGTAGAAATTGTGTTATTTTTTTTTATCGGTTAAAAATTCCCATTTATCTTCTGTATATGCTTTGCCTACTTGCTTTGCCGATACTTGAACTATTGTATCAGTACCTTTCAACTTTGCAAACACATATCCTATTTTCAATTTAACTTCATTCGATGGAATTAATGATGGCACCTTTGCCTCAATGGGTGTAGGTACTTCAATAATTGAATCTTCTTGTTCGGGTGTTGTTTTTTTCTTACTCATTTACAATTTCTATTTTATTGTTTTGTTTGATTTGCATTTGTGCTAAATGTAAAGGTATAAAACCCGTAATGATTACATTCGTTTCAGAGTGTCGAAGTCTAACCTTACCACCCGTTCCCGTATTAGATGAAACCTTTTTACCTACCAATGGAGTTACTTTAGATTCAACTGCTAAGGCCTGAATGTCTGGTTTTGTTTCTACGTTTACCGCTTCTTTTTCGACTTTTATCGCTTTTTGTTTTGCCATGTTGAATAATTTTAGTACAAATATAAATTAATTTTTTATATATTTGCAATGATTCATGTTTTTTATTTTGGTTCTGGCGTGAGGCTCCGTAGAAATACGGAGCTTTTTTTGTAAAATTCACTACCTTTGTCAAAAATAAACATCATGAAATACTTAATTCCTTTTTTATTCTTTGCAATTAGTTGTAACCAACAACCTCAACAACAACCGATTTTAAACGCTGTTAGTGGGTCAATATCCTACACAATTAACGATACTTTAGATGTATCATTTACGACAAATCAAAACTTTGTCAAATCCGCGCTACCATGTGATTATAACTCAATGAGTTGCAATGATAATAGTGTAGTTGGAAGGGTTATTAGTTGCGATATTAGCACCGATAATTTAATAGCTACATTGTACACCGATACGATTTCTATTTGTGATAAAAACCAGGTTTATTTTTTACTATACGAAAATGGCAAAGGCTACTCCAATAAGTATTGGAAACAAGGCGCGTTAAATAAATGTGCAAATGATACTTATGTAAAGATTACATCAATAACCGATTCAACTATAAGCGGAGTATTTAAGGCGCGTTTAATTTCACCTTCAGTGAGTGTAAATGATACGGTTAATTTGAGTAATGGTAGTTTTACTTTGGCTTTTTCCTCTTAGGACTTGCAGTGTGAATACATCCAAAACCTCCACGCTTCAAAAAGAAATTATCAACCGTTGTATTTGCCATCATGCCCCCGTATTTATGGCCATCAACTATTTTCTTTTCTTTGCCATACTTAACCGCCAAATCAATTTCCGCTTGTAGTTGTTCTTTAGGTATAAACCCCTTTAATTCTTTAATCCATCTGTAACATTGCCCTCTCGAATCGGTTAGCAAACCGCCCGTATAACTTATGCCTTCATAACCGTTTGCAACGGCCACCGCTTGCATTTGTTGACCTTGTAATTGTCCTATGCTGTCACGCGCTGTTACGGTTAAATAGCTTTGTAGTTTACCCGTTTTATCACCACCACCTGCAATAAACTCTTGAAGTGTTTTTTTAGCTTCACTTATCGAATTACCATAAGATATATTCTCATTGAGTATCTTTAAAATAGGCATCTCAAATTCATTTCTAATACCACTATTCAAAAGGCTTTCACTCGTTAGCGTTTGCCACTTCTTTTCCAAATCTGTTAACGCAACTTCAGGAAACCGATAACCCTCATCATTTAATACTATGTTTGAGTTAATAGTAATCTTGCCTAAATCTTGTAAAAATATCTCTGATTCCTTAGCGTAACCTGATGTTTTCAATGCTTGTCTTATTGCGTCTTGCATTTGTAATAACTCCGTATTACTTAGCGTTGCATTGGTGAATACACCTCCCTTAGTATCAAGATCATCAATGAGCATCAATAGCTTATCAAGCACCGCCTTTTCCATTTTGGGCGCGTTCTTAATTAATTCATCTACAAGTTTCTCATTAGTTGTCATAAATTCCTTTAGGTGCCGGTATTAACTCATTAAACCGATTAACAAGCGCGTTCATGTCAGTATCAATGAATACTTTAGGCGTCATTTCGCGTGCCATGCCTAAAAGTATTTTATACCCTTTTTCATGTATTATTTTATCTCGTTCATTATAAACGCCACTAAGTAATTTAGACTTTAACGCGTTACCTGAAACCCCATACAATGGATCATTATAATACATTATATCATTAATCATTAATTGCACCTTATCGTTACGGTAAACCCTACGATTTACCTGATACTGCATTTCAGATAGTAACTGACTATCATCTGATTTATTTTGTAATTCGGCAAACTCTAAAATCAAGTCACTATCAGTCATTAAGTCGAATTGATTAGGTGGTATCAATACCACTTCCATATCCTCAAATCGCTGTGAACTTTGATTGTAGTTCATGTACTTTGATATGTATTCAATACCACGTTCTAACTGCTTAAATACGAAGTTAGAAATAGTCATTAAATAAAAGTATTGGTCTTTTCTATCCTCACGCTTTGCGTCGCCCGATTCAGTAGCATTTATTTTTTTGTTTAAACACAAACTTTTTTCCGTTCTATCATAGAATATTTGCCACCTATCAAGATGGTATTTAGGTATGCCAATATCGGGTGTTATGAACTTAGCCATGTCATACATATTGCCATTATTCTTAATTAAGTTTTCCTCACTTATCGTGTAGTTATCGCCTGGATTCATTGACATTACACCAGTTCCATGACATGAACCACATTGACCTCTCTTTGGGTTTAGCGGGTCTGTCATATCAACTACAATGCCATTAACACATGAAGGCGCGTTACACTTTGGCATTACAAGCTGTTTGATAGGGTAGCTGTATTGCTTAGTCATTGCCTCATCATCGTTCATGTTGCGCACTAACAAGTCACTCCATGCTACAAATGGTTCAATGAAATTATTATCTATTTCCCAAACGGGATATTTTTCTAAATTGTGTACAAATTCAAATTGGTCTTTACCATGAACTGTAATTTGAACAGTTGAGTTAAAGTAGTATATTTTACCATCATGTTTGAAGGCAATACTATCTTCGTCACTCATTAATAATTGGTCAGCTCTAAAGAATATTATCTTTGGCTCCATTGCCTCACTTTCATCCACTTCATCGCGCGATTCTATGACCGCCATATAACCATAAGGATTCTGCAAAACAAAGTCTATTCCTTTGAATAGTGTATTATAAACAAATCCTGACTTTAAGTAATCTTCTGTTTTCTCATCAACTGATAAATCATAACTATTTGGTTGTAGAATAGTACCCCTACACATAGTTAAAAATCTATCATATAACTCTTTTGCAACGGGCGCATAAACAGATAAACGCCAATTGTAATGAACATCGTTCTCGTTAGGGTGCCTATTGAGTAGCTTTGTGGCAAATAATTTATCAAATCTTTTATCATAACTCGCGGGCTCAATCCATCCGTAGTTTTTTGCATAGAATTTAGGGCGCGCGCCCGTCGTATGGATTTGAACAGCTAAAGAAGCCTCTACCCTCTCGTTAATGTCGGAGGGTAGAGGTAACTTTCTTTTTTTGCTGTAATCCTGATAAAAGGAATTAAAGTCCATGTTTGGAATTACTTTTGTGTGATTATTGCAACATTTTTGATTTGCGTGCTTTGTGTTCCAGTTCCTATAAAGTAAACTTTGAAACCTAACGCGCGACCTGCATTTGAACCACTTACGGGCGCTAAATTAAAATCCCACGAAGCGGGTACACCTGCTGTAACTTGCAATGTGTCACAATTAATACCAGTAGTTCCTGCATTTTTATGATGCAATGAATAACCCGCGCCAGTACCTGCATACGCGCGTGAATGAACTACTACTTTAAAGGTGCTTGTACCGCTTATGTTTGCACAATCGAAATGTAAACGATACTTACCCTCAACTCCGCTATTCAATTGATTTACGGGTGAAGTCCAGGATTCAGTAGCTGCATTAGTAAGCGTGTCAATAGCCTTGCTATTACCGTCACTAATTAAGATTACTTGTGCGCTTGCTGTATGGTTGCAAGAAAAGATAATTGCTGTTAAAAGTGTCAGCATCACGAAAATTGATTTTTTCATTTTTTTTTGTTGTTTTTTTTTGTTTTAAAAAGTTAATTAATTCGCTTGATACATCCAGGCTAAGTTTAAAGAGTCAGTAGGGTCTGCAAGTTGCAAATCCAAATAAGGAGTAACGATAGTGATAAGCGGGTCAGCAACAAAGTTTAATACATAGTTTTTAAACTCTACTGATTTACCATCCACTTCAATATCCCAACCAGTAAAGAAATTCACATCGTATGACATAAATTGTCCATTTTGGTCAAGAAATAAGTAAATGCGACCCTGCTCAGTTACATAGCCTCTAATCTTAACCGCTTTATTTTGGATCACATTTCTGTAAAAATCTCGGTCAAAATATGGAAAGGCTGTACCCGTTGCATCGGTATCAGTTGCGTTATAATCTTTAGCGGTTAACTGTCTGCCCGTTGTTATCGTGCTGGCAGGTGAACGCCTTGATTTATATTGCTTTGTGGTGGTTGTAGGGTCTGCCCATGTAAAGTCTGTTAGTTCAAAAGTAGCACTAATATTGTTTGATGTTACGAGTGCAGCAAATGCGGTGGCATGTACTAAATCATCGTAATCACCAACGGGAAAGTCAGTGTCACAAGTAGCAACTATAAGCCTTACAGGCACCTCACTACGTTGATATGTGTCGCATTGTGTTGTTAACGGTATTGTTACCGTATCGACACATGCTGAATTACATGTAGAAAACATTTTTATAATTGTTTAAAGTTAAAAATAATTGAGCTTGCAACCCTTATTTTTAGCAAACAAAAACGTTCTCGCACTTGCATGTTGACAAAATTACATTAAGATTTTGAAAAACACTACCAATATTGTCATTATTTTCAAAAATATTTTCAGTTTCTATCTGATAGGTGTCATTATCAACACTAAAATTCTTACCTAAAGCTATTGTTTCAACTGCATCCTGATACCATGATGGCATCGGTAATGAACGCAACCTTATTTGTTTTGTTATATCTGATTTGTATTTAAAGCATTTAGCATTTATAAAATTAGTTAGTTTTGATGGTACGCGTTCCGTATCACCCGCTATCCTTAAGTATAGATTATTAACCCCTAAATAGTTTGTAGCACCTCTATAGAATTGCCCTGCACAATCAACCATATTTGCACCGTATTGTGACTGAAGTAGTATTGTATCCTCATCACATTTAACCATTTGAAAAACCTTTGTATAGTAGTAATACCATACCCCGCCAAATTGCACCCCTATACGAACTCTAAAACATTCATTTGTAAAACAAGTAGTTGAATCATCAGTGAACAAATTACCTGCAATAACGCCACTTCCATTGACATATAGCGTGAATGTTGCACTTGTAGGAATACGAACACAAATACCGCCTGATACATACTCAAGGAATGGATAAGGTATTGAATCGGTACCATAAATCCAGTTATAGTTTACTCCATCAATAGTTGCAAGGATATTATCACCCGCAACAACTGTGAACGCTTTTGTCACATAATCATCAGTTAATCGCAACGGGATCATAAATCTATATTCTCCTATTCGTTTCGTTCCATCATTGACAAAGTTATAAAGATAGCGATTTGTTGATGGCGCACCGTAACCGCAATATTGCGTATCTGCAACCACGTTCCAAATGCTTACACTAATATTTGCGCCAATAGGCAAACCGCCACCGTTAAAATCAACCAGGTAATACGGTACTTGTAATCGTAAAAAAACATGGTCATGAGGCATTAATGGCATCGTAAAAGGTGCATCATTCGGGCCAATATCACAATTACTGTCTATACTTGTTTGTTCAAATAGTTGTATCATTATTTTAAATTTCCTTTTATTAAAATTTCACGTCTTGCAAAGTCATACTCAATATAATTTATTTCACCTTCATCTGTGTTAAATTGAGTTGACATATATAATTCTAAACTCATATAAGCGCAACACATTTGCAACTTATATTCAAATGATATGTTTGTTTTTTTGCTTGCTGAAGGTATATCAATACTATGAAATTGCCACAAATTACCACTACTTATTAAGTCCGCATCAGGGTCAAATGAGTAAGGAAAATTGTAATTGAATAAATCACTTGCACTCACTGGAAAAAAGCCACCGTCATCATCAGCAAATGCAGGTAAAGCTAAGTAAGGAATCCAAGCATCGCTAAAGGGACGCGAATCGGTCATACTTATCCCATCCCAAATAATCAGCTTTGCAAGTTGTAACGTGTCACCTTGCGTTTTCAATACCCCATCATAACTAAACCCGGCTAACATCGGGCCAATAGCATTTACAAGGTTTGCATCCCAAATGGTATCTTTACCATCCAATACAAATGACTGTGCGCCAAAATCGGGTGTTACCTTTTCAACGGGTGTATTATAGTTAGGGTTTGCAGGTGATAAGTATTCACCGTTAAAACGAGATAACAACTCATTGCCTATGTTATCGCTCATATCCGCGCTATACTTCATGTTTATACGCGATGGCTTACCATCACCGTTCCATTGATAGCACACATTCCCTAATAAGTTTGTATTATCCGCCCCCGTATCGCTTACATCGACAGTAGGCGTTGCACCCCATAATTGAACGCCTATCAAGTCCTTACGCGCAAAGTGTAAGTCTAAATTATTTTTAAAGAAAAAACGCCCGTTAAATGGAATCTTTAGCTTACTCATTAAGTCAAATAAAGTCCATGAAGGTCGGTTATTTATGATGTAATCCTTAGTTGATGAATCCTTAACCCCTTTAGTGGTATATGCTGTTAGCAAGGCTGTATTGTAGTAATTACTTGTTACTTCATGAAATATTGTATCGGTTGTATCATCAACTGTCACACCGCAAATAGTACAAACATTATCAATATATGTCCTTACAAAAGGCGCGGGGTATAAACGGTTGCAACCTACTATTGAACTGAACGGGTCAGGAATGGCAGGGATAGCGTATGAGGTACCAAAAAACGCGTTAATAGTGTTGATTATCGGCCCAAATGTAACGAGTAAAACAAAGTTAATAGATGCTAACAATGCTGATACTGCATTGACAAACGTAATGATAAAACCAAATAAGAATGTAGGCTTAATAACGTCACAATATCTGAATCGAGGGTGAGGGTTACCACTAACCGGGAACTCTTGAAATTCACCATTAGTATTGTCAGAAATAACTGTATTTTTAACGCAATCAATAACGGGGTTGTATTCTACCAACGCCATTGATATTTTGCATATATCACCGTCACACCACTTTAAGTTTTTAGTTTCTATTTTGAATTGAAATACATTGCCACAATCATCATCAGTGACTTGAACGCAAATAGAGTTTGAATATAGATTAACGCTATCAATTATGTTTGTTCTTATAAATGTATAAGCATCCCCGTAACATTCAATATCACTTGTTATTGACTTTTGAGGGTCATTTTGTTCATCTAAAGACTTTGTCATCTTTAACGCTGTCACATCCACAAACTCTGTATAATCTGTAAACGTACCTGAACAATTTAATGAGAATCCTACTTGCATTATTTTCTTAGTAGGTTTTTAATTGTGATAGCATTTAATTGACCGCCTACCGCTTGACCAAAGCCGTCTTGATCGAAATTATTATTTACGTTAAGATTCAAATGTTTTAAGAATCCTTTAATCTCACTTAGTTCACTAACCATTGAAGATACATCAAAATTTATCCTGGCATTTGTCGAATCACTAACCGCGCTATCAACATCTAATGAAGGTGCTAAATAATAACCATCACCCATTTGCTTAACCATTAACTCCCCTTTATGTATGCCCTCAAACATATCCCTATGTTGGTTGGTTAACTCATGATTCATAACGAACTCCCCTTTGTGATACTTGTAACCTCTTCGACCTTGTGCAGTTGATGTTTCGCGCGGGTTACCGTCACCCGTATAACCACCATCATAAAAGCCATCATCAGAAAACGCGCTACGAACTGCAAGCGTTGAGGCAATGATACCCGCCGCTATTGCTGCAACATTAGCCGCAATTAAGATAGGGTTTCCACTTGTTGCAATCGTACGAACCGCGCCACTAATTGCAACCGCTTGATTTGCTACAATGACCGCCGCATCTATTACCCTTTGCGCTTGTTCGTACTTTCTACGTTTAGCCAATAGTTCATTTAGCCTATCCTCTTCGATTTTTACTGAAGCTGTCGAACTTTTACGCGCTGATTCAACCCTATCTTCTTGAAGTGATATTTGCTTATCAACACGCCTTTGTTCTTGCGCTAATGCTTGCTGACCAAGTGATATTAATTCTTGTGCATTTCTTATGAGTTGTTGAGTAGCCTCATTGTCAGCATCTTCAGCTTGTTTTGCTAAGTCACTTTGCTCTTTTGCATATTCCTGCATGCCGGCAAGGTTCTTATCTCTAAACTCTTTATCTTTTGCGTCCTTTTCTTGACCTTGTTTTACATTAGCTTTGAAGTTATCATCTATCTGCTTAGTAATATCCTCATATTGCTTGTCAATACGTTGTAATTCCTTTTGGTTGTACTTATCATGTATCGCTGCAATATCCTTTTGCAAGGCCTCTTCAAACGCTAAACGGTCATCGGCTGACACCTTTCTAAGTTTCTTTTTATCCTCTTCGTAACGCGCCTCACGTTGAGCGATTTCGCGCGCCTCTTCTTCCATTAGTGACAAACGTGCATCTTGAATGATTTTATCGGAGGCTTCTTGTTCTCGGAGTAATCTTTGCGCTCGCTGTTCGGCTGTTTCACCTTTAGCTTTTTCAACTTTAGCTACATCATCAGCACCCGCGTTTTCGTTTATTGATTTGTTACCGTTAGTAATAACCATAGTACTAAGCGCGTTTATCTCACCTTGCTTTAATATTAATTGGTTATTTAATTGCTTAATAACTGAATTGCCCCTAATTTTTTGCAAACCGTCCCCATCTTTGGTTAGTTTATTTGCCAACGTAAGCCCTTCCTTAATTTGCGATACTTCTTTCTCTCTTAATGCAATAGTTTCTTTAATACGTTCTTGCGAAACCTTACCTACTTTACCCTCTTCCTTGAACTTTTTTAAGTATGTATCGCTAACAAGTTCTATTTGCCTTGACTGTTTTTCAGCATCCGTTTCTAAGGCGTAATTAAAGGCATCAACTAATGATATTTTGAATTGAGTTAACCGCTTTTGAAGTGGCAATAATTTACGACCCAAGTCCTCTTCAAGATTTGCTAATTGCTGTCTAAGTTGTTGCGTACTACCAACCGCTGTCTGCAATGCCGTTTCAACACTCCCAGTCAATAAATTAGCAAAATCGCCCGTTATTTCATTAACGCGACCCGTTTCAGTGCCTACACCTTTCATGTTTAAGCCTAAACGCTTTAATTCAGGTGAAGTACGTCCTATAATAGCATTTGTTAGCATTTCGGAGGCGGTTGTTACATCGGTTCCTAACTTTGCAGCAAGTTCTATTGATACGGGAATTAACTGTTTTAGTTGCTTTTCCGTTACCCTTGTACCTTCAATGAACTTTGCCTGACCTGCTAAAATATCATCATTATCAAATAGGTTTTTATACGTTTTTGCTAATCTATCTGCATCTGCTACCAACCCATCGAATAAATCACCTTTGCCAAGATTATCAAGTGTTTGTTTGAATCTCAAAAGACCTTGTTCAGCTTCGGCAGCTTCTTTAATGCTATCGCCAAAAAAACCACTAATAGCATTTGAAGCTAAGGCAACCGCACCCACTATACCCCCTCCTATAATGCCACCACCTATCCCTTGCATTAATGATTTACCCAACCCACCTAATTTATTAGGAAGTGTAGTAGCTTGTGCATTAATGACATGTAATTGGTTCTCAACCTGATGAAGTGAACGGAGTAAGCCTTGAACTACTTTTGGATCATTATTTGCCCTTAGTAATTGCTGTAATTCCTTTTGGCGTTTATTCAACCCTTCAACTACGTTTGCCTGGTTCTTTTGCGCTTGTGTTATCGCATCTGCACGTTTACGCGTTTCCTGAAGTTCATCATTGTACTTCTTTAGTTTTTTAGGGTCATTAGTCTTTACGATTTGTTGTTCTAATCGCGCACCTTTCATTCGCAACTCATCGACCATTTTGCCCTGCTGTCTTGTAAGGTCAATAGTGTGTTCTAACTCCCTTGCGTTAGTATCCCATCCTATTTTTGCGATTAAGTCATAAACTGTTGCCATTTATACGAGTGTTATAGGGATTGATAATGCGGTGAATTGAGCGTTAGCTTCTGCAACCGTTGTAACCATTGGATAGGCGTTATCTATGTAAATGATATGAAAATAAATATCCATATAACAGTCACCGTTTTTATATAAACCGTTACTTTGCAATACAAAGCTATTTGATACTAAAATAGCGGTGGTTAATAACATAGAATATTTTTAAAAGTTACAACAATAGCCAATAGAAATATAAACAATAAACCTATATAGATTAATGTTTTTACATTCATGTTGTAAAATTACTAAATTAAATAGATAATTAGTAATTATTTTTTTTCTTATTACCTAATACTTTGCGACCAACTTCGCTATTTTTGCGACTAACCTCCGTTTTCTTAGCTTTTACGTTGTTGCTAAGTATCAGTTGGTAAATGCCCTCAACAGTCCATGACCATAACTCTTTTATCTCCGATGGTTTCCAATCAGCAAGGGAACTTATTAAATAGTTCCTTTCCTCAATATGCTTTTGAATTAACGTGTTTAAATCGGTAACGGGGGTAGCTGTTCTATTCTTTCCTCTACTGCCTTGAATACGGCTAATATATCGGTCACTGATGTATCTAACGAGGCGTTTGTGAGTTTGAACGCCTCCATGATAAAAAAATCTCGTTCTTTTGGATGCTTCCCCCACAAAGCTTTTTTCTTTTCCTGCCATTCGGGTAGATACTCATTAGGTTCATCATCCATAAGGAAATAAACACAAGCTAATTCCTCATACATCTTTTTTTCTGCAACCATTCCAATACGTTGCAAAAGGTTTTGGCCTATGGCAAACATATCCGTTCTATGGTCACCTTGTTGTTGAGCGCGACTTATCAGTAAGTTTGATATTTCCTTTAAAAATGATTCACTGATACCAGCTCTGATATAAAGTTCTTGAATTTCAGCAACCATGTACCGCGAATGTAGTATTTGATCCGCTGTATCAATTTTGTAAAACTTATTTTTTCCTATTGTTTTTGTTGGTGTTGTTGGGCGTGTGGGGTTCATAAACAAATCAAGTTTAAAACCAATAGCAATATAGATATTACTAAGGCAATAGTGATAAATATTTCAAACTTATTTTTTTTCACCGTTAGTATTAATTTTTACTTCATACAATTTAGCTTCCCTTTCAACCTCTTTTTTTATCGGTTCAATAAGTCCGTTGTAGTTCTTGATAACGATTCTTAAATCGCTTTGAAACTGTATAAAAGATTCAAGGGTCATGCTTAATGAAGTCGCGGTTTGTGCTACTAAAAAGTTCAATACCTTGCTTGTCACCTCAAGATTAAACTCTTTATCTATGATAGCTTTAAAGGTATCTAAGGTAAATATCTCATTCGTTATTTGCATATTAGCAAGGAATGGATTAATTGCATCGCAAAGTAATTCTAATGTGATAGGACTGCCTTCAAATAGTTCATTTGGCATCCCTAATCCGTTTACTTTGTCTCTAAATTCTTGTTGGAAATTGCGTTTGTTTGCTGTCATGTTTTTAGTTTTTTATAAAGTCATTACAATAAGTCATCAGCAAATATACAAAACAATCCGATAAGTGCATACCAAATTCCGTATTTCCTGAAGTTTTATACATTTTATCTTTACCTTCTTCAGTGGTGGCAATACGAATGTCACTCCTTAAATCTTCAGTTCCTACCTTATCAAATAGTATATGTGGATGGTTTTGCAATACCGAATTACAAAATATTCTTATCTCCCTTTGCGCATTTTCGCCCGCGTAATTAATACGAGGTTTATCGACTTGGGTACGCGAAATGTTTAACCCTTCGCGAATTATAGAATACATCGTTTCATTTGCTGAATTATATCCTTGATTCCTACTATTCCCCGCAGGGTCACCAGTAACCCTAAAGACTGCATAAGGGTAATCGGCTTTAATCCTGGTTAACAGTTCTTTCAACGTACAATTATTGATTTTATAAGCCTTTAGGACGCGTATAAAGGCACCTTGTTGTATTTGCGCTACTACACATGTCGCGGGGTCAATATTGAAGTCAAATGATAACAATAACTCGTAATTTGGTAAGTACTGCAAAGGTTCATTTGATAGCATTTTACTTTCATCGTAGGCATAAAAGTATGGGTTTTTATTATCAAAGCTGTTCCAATCACCTTCTATCATTCGAGCCTTTACATCAGGCGGCATAGTGCTCCATATTTCCCATTGTGAGGCTGTATTTGATGGTTCGTTTGTTGGTGAAAGTGGAAAATATATCTCATTGCTATTTAGCAACCCATCTTTATATCTTTGGTACTTTTCTTTCTTTATCCAGCCTGGATGCGGGTTAAAAGTAGATAAGCAAACCGGGTTAGGTTCGTTCTCAATATGCCAACTACCCAACCTTTGCAATACCGCCCGATAATACTCATGTGACACGTCCTCTAACTGATCGAAAAAGCACCCATTTATTTCAAGTCCTAAAGTATCTGTAAAATCTTTGTCCCTTGATTCATTGGCACCGACAAATAATATCCTTGCACCGTTAGGCTTATAAGTCAAATAGTAATTGCCCGGCTTTTTTGACCATTGCCATTGCTTTTGACCTTGAATAATTTTATTAATCGTTTCAATAGTAGTACTTTCAAGAATAGTCATATCCTTTCTGTGTACCGACCATTTAGAATTAGGGTAACTCTTTGCAAGCATTAATAAAGCTAATGAGTTAGTGAATGATTTTGCACCCCTGATAGCACCACCACTGTCAATAAATTTATAAGGTAAAATTCCCTGAGCACTACCTAATATAGTTTGAAATAACTCAAACTGTGTAGGTCTATTTTCAAATGTAATTATCATTAAAGTGGTATTTTAGTACCGTTAGGAAGCTCTATGAATTGTTGTTTGTCTGACACATCATTAAGTTCAATTTGTTGTACTTGATCCTCAATGCCCTTATTTATCGTTTCAATAGCTTTAGCGTTGCCTGCTTTTGCGTTATCTAATAGGCTTTGATAGTATTCCTCAAGTGTGGTACCTTGTGCCATTTTCTTAGCTATCATTTGGGTAAGCATACGTTTTTCACGCCATTCCTTCCATCCTGCTTTTTTAGCTTCAGGGGATGGCTGATTTTCGCTTGTAAATGGTTTGCCGTCTATTGCGCCTTTTAAATGATGATCGCGACGTTTTGACGACGTTTTTTCCTCGTCTGCCATACCGCAAATATACAACTATTTTTGATTAATGCAATTTATTTGGTGGTGGTGGTTTGTGGATGGGTTGGTAGTGGCATCCAATGTGTAGGGTAGTAGTTATCATCATATATCCCATCACCGTCTAAGCCATCATATACCATGCACCATACTTTTGACAATACATCATTATCTATAATGCTACATAAGCACATTATTTGCATCTGACCTTCGATAATTACCAAAACATTTTTATCATCCTTCGGCAAATCGTCTTCACTTTTGATTTCTATCCATGTGGGGGTGGTTGACATTTGTGTTATCTTTTCAGCTACTGAATTACGTTGTTCATCTGTTAGATACTTCTTTGAATTTACGATGTAAAAGTTAGGTTCTTTTAGTTTCTTTTCAACTTCATTCATCAACTCGCTAACTACTTTGATTTGATTTAATGCGTTATTAAGTTCGTTAGGCGTATTATAATCTACAATATAACCTTTTTCAGCTAATCTTCGTATATGTGCTGTGAGTTCTTTTATTTTGTTCATAGTTATTTATTTTTAATATATTCGTTGTATTCGTTGAGTGTGGCGGGGGTTACTACTTCGGGGGCAAACGGATGTTTACCACCTTCGTAATAAGGAGAGTTACCACGCCAACCTGTTACTTTATATATTTTATCTTGATGCTTGACATATTCAGGCATATCTTTTTCATCTCTATACTCCCACCAATGAAGTAATCGAAAAAGGTGTGGGTATTTAGGCATTATTTCTTCATTATTAGCTAATGTGACCATATCCCAACCGCCTGCATCTTTTGGTACTGATAGCTCTATTATTTGTCCTATTTCATAGTGACTGCTCGGATAATCCGCTATCACTAAATATCTTGGTTGTGTTAAGTTTGTCATATCTTTTCAGCATTTATTCGGTTGCATTCCGATTTTGGGTTAATATTTAATTGATAAGCGAAGGTTTTATCGGTTAGTAAGTAGTTAGCTGCTATTTTACCGACCACTCCGAAAGTTTAGACTTGACAATAATTTTAAGTTCATCAACTTTTGACAATGGACAGCGAAAAGCAACCGTTTTAGTTTGCTCCGAGTATTTAGGTTTAGCACCAGCACCTTTGCGTTTGCCGCCCTTAGTTTTTAAGGGTGGGTTTCTAAACTTTAATCTTGGTGCGTATTCTTGCTCGTCTTGATAATTTATACCTGCCATTTTTTTATTTATTATCACAGTTAGCAATTAACCAATTTTCAAATTCTTCTTTCATTTCTTCAAAATCAAAATCTAATGAAAGTAGTTTTTGTTCTCTTGGGTTGTAAAAATCTGAAACATCATTTGAAAGTATCAATTCGTTTACAAATTCTTCTTTTGTGATTGTGTTTAAGTCTATCATTTTGTTTTTGTTTTAATTTCTGATACAAATATACGATGCTTATTTTGATTATGCAAACTATTTCAAAGATATTTTCAAATTATTTTCTAAGTTGCTGAAAATCAAAGAGAAAAAAACAGCAGCTAACACGGGTTTGGCAAAAAAGCCGTTTTGTTCTTCGTTTGACATATTATTTTAGTTTAAACATTTGTAATTCTAATGAAGTTTTGTGTTCGGCAACTTCGCCAAGCCGAGAACCGTTATGCCCAATAAAAGTTGACAGCCTTGCCATCCTTACCTTTACGGAGTTTCTTGTTCATCAATCGCTTAATCTTCTTTTTTAACTTTCGGTTTTTACGTTTGTTTTTTACAAACCTGCACTGTTCACAAGTGCATACAAATATTTTACTGGGCATAACAGCGTGTTTATGCAAGCGGCGGACAGCTTGCGGTTAATATTAAAGTTTGTATTTATGCCCGCCTGACATAAACACGCAAACCGTTATAGGCAAGTGTTAGCACCCTGCTAAAATAACGACACTTGCACATTATCATAGTTTGTTTTATGGTTTGACCAAATAGCTTCTGTTGTATTGGTATGGTTACTCCCTCCATTCTTTACCATTGGTCTAAAATCTAACCAATCTGCTTTTGTAGTTTCACATACTATACTTTGCCCTTTTCTACTTTTGCACCAATCAGCTAAATGATTAAAGTCTATTTGCTTATTTCCAAATTTGTATTGATGTTCTCCGCCATATTGATAAGGTGGGTCAATAAACCAAGTTGCATCCTCGTTTTCTAATTCATCATAGATACCTTGTTTTATTTCCCAATGTTTTATTTTGAATAGGTTTTTAGCTATTCTTTTTAAATCCCTTTCTACATCAATACCATTTAAAGTTCCTGTTGAATTTCGTGGCTGTCCTTGTGATGCTTGAACCAAAAAACCCATAAATTTAACTTCAATATCTGCCAAAGTAAAATCAGATACCTTTTGCCCTTTCTGTATTTTAGGCAGTTTTAAAATATCGTTTTCACTTGCGTTTTGTAAATAGTGCCATATCTCAATAATAATTGGGTATTTGTCAATAAGCAAAATATCCCTATCAAAATACTTTAAACTATATCTTGCACTCCCAGCGAATGGCTCAATTATTTTTTTATGTTTTGGTGGTGGATATTTACCTGCCAAGTTTGATTTACTTCCGAAATATGGTATCATAATTAATTCGTTTTAATTAACCCACACCTGCCTGTAACATCGGTTTGGCAAAAGTTGGGCAGATGTGGTAAATTCAACTTTTGTAATTCTAATTGGCTTTTGTGCAAGGGCTAAACATTTGTGCTACTAATCCCAACCTTCGGCAATGCTTTGACGTTATGCCCAATTATAAAAGACCCTGCTCAACTGCTTTCTGCTTTGCAAATTCAATCTCTTTGGACAAACTATTATGAATTTCCATTTTATGACATTGACCCCAATCGCTAAAAATTTTAAATATTGTCCAATCGTCTTTGGGTTCAATTTCAACTTTTGCTTTGGTTGGGCTTTTTTTTCTGTGTTCCGCATTTGAAATTGGGATCACAGTAAAGAATGTGCCTTGTAAAGTTTTTTCAGTAAAAAGCCCAACTGAATGGCAGTCAAATTCTCTTATTCCAAAAAATTTGCGACCCTCAAAAATAACTGGGCATAACATCGGTTTGGCAAAATTGCCGTTTTGTTCGATAAGGGCATCAACTGCGATTAGTGCGCATTGTTTGGCGTTATCACACTCTCTGCAACTAAATGTGTACTTATCAACTAACTGTTTTGCTTTGTCTTGTGCGCTCATTGTGCTATGTTTTTTGAGTTAATAATATCTTTCTTTTGATAGTTATATTCAAATAATTTTGCACATTCCTTTTTCTGCTCCTCGCATATTTCAATAATAGCGTTGTTGAGGTCTTTAGCGTCATAGTCTGTAAGCAAATCCATGTTGAAATGCTTTTCCAATATTGCTTTTATTTTATCGTTCATTGTGTTTTATTTGGTTATGATATTACTATTATTTTCGGCTCAATTAATCCTTTTACTGATTCAAGATATTTATTTTCTCTTTCAATAGTTTTATTTGCCATTTCTATTTCTTTCAATATACCGTCAATTAACCATTGCTTTGCTTCATCAAATGTTTCTGCCCAATAGTGGTAACGTCCTCTTTTAGCTTGTAACTCATTAAAAAACTCTTTAGGTGCATTTATATCTATTAAAAATTTCTCTTTTTTATACCATACATTTGAAGCTGTTTCTTTTGCTATTTCATAAGGTGTAATTCTTAAATTTTCCGACTTAAACATTATATGCTTACCGTTAATTTCCATATTTTTTTTATTTATACCCCAAATCTACGCCACCAATTCCATTAAATCAAGAACTTTGCGGTGAATGGATGGTTTTTATCAGTGAATACATATCTTCAAAACCTTTTACGATGTGATACTCCCCCCCAAATGATTCAACCCATGCCTTAAATGCTATTTGTGATGGTAGTAACTTTTCAGCTTTTTGTTTCATCTCCAGGTAATACACTTTACCATTATAACCACCCATTAAATCAGCTATACCCTTATTGCTTGACTTTATAAACCCTATGCCATGCCGGTAATTACCCTCTGATGATATACGCTTTAATTCAACGCCTAAAAAATACGACCACATAGCTTGATAAAGCTTAGTTAATCCATTCGTATCAACTACTTGTTTTGATACCGCTTTAACTTCGCTAATAAGTACTGGTACACCGTTAGCATCAACGCCCCATGTTTGTTCTCGCTTCTTTGTGATTTTTGACTTCATAAGGCTGAATGTTACCTTATGTCTTGGTGGTGTCATTTTGGATCGTTGGTCGTTGTAGAGGGTTTGGAACTCTTTGAGTGTGATTCTATCTTCCATAATTTCTTAATAATTTTAGTTTTTGTTTTTGAATCTGCACAAAGTGACATTGCTTTGCGGATTATTGAGATAGTTTTTGGGGTCATATTAGTGTATTTTATTCTAATGTATAATCTTTATAAGGGTCATTGTCTAACTTAGGTTTTTTAGCTTGTATATACCTACCTGAAAAATCTGAACTTTCTATAATTTCAACATCATTATATTGAAACCAATACTTTACCCATTTAGTAAACATCTTTTCAGATAATTTAAAATAATCGGGGTACTCTTTTTTAAACTCCTCCCTTAATACTGCTTTGTAATATCTATCAGCATTAAATGTAATTCTATTTTGAATAAAGTCCAAAAATTCAGGTGAAGTCGAAGCGATAAATTTACGCATTTTTCCATTATGTGCAATGGGTTCTACTAATCCTTTTACCATGTATAGGTAAATGCAACCTATCATGAAGTTATCAAAGTTGTTAAACTCAGTATCGTTCCAATCATCAAACAACGCCCTACCAAATTCATCAATTGGGGTTTTATTCTTTGAATAATATTGATTTAATTCTATTTCTATTTTTCTACGATCAAATGAATGACCTATACCCTTTATTGGATAATTAGTACTTATAATTATTTTAGGACTTCTTTCTACTGGAATATAAATAGTTGTTTGGTTTTTCTTTTCAATATCTATACCCTCAGTGATAATACTAAACAATGATTCAAAACTAAACCCTTTAGCAATATCATCAATAAATAAAATTTGGGTATCGACATCAAGTTTTTGAAAGGCAAATGTTTTATCTATTTTGAAC